GTAGTGACTTGCGTTTGTAAATGTTAAGGCTGAACTTCCAGACCTGTTAAAGAAAGCAGATGAACCAGACGATGCGTCTTGTGCGAAAGGCAGATAGAAACCGTTAGTGCCATAGCTACCGCTGTATGCTTTTGGCACCCAGACGCCGTTGATGGTTTCACCGAAACTGTCAGCGTCTAGGGCAGAACCGTCAATGAAGTTGACCTCTGCTAAGTAGCCATCAAAATATTGTAAGATTGAGTTTGCCTGTACGCCAATAGCGTGAACCGCCGCCGCATTTATTCCGGTTGTTCTGTTTTGTGTAATTGTGTCAAAACGTGACCAAGAAGTTTCTTGAACACCATTTACCCAAAGCCTAAATCTGTCGTCATTAGTAGCGGCTGTTGAATCAAATGTTACAACTAAGTGATACCAAGAATTTACATCCCGAAATACCCTGTTAGTCATAAATCGGTCATCTTCACCAGTAGAAATATAAGCTCCAAAGTTATCCGCTGCGCCATTGGTAGAAGGGTTGAAAAAACCAAACGCAGTCGGTCCTGCGCTACCGCTAAAAATAGTACCCCTAGCAGGTTGACCAGCGGCAAGATTTCCACGTTTAACCCAGCCACTCCAAGTCCAAGTTGTAAGACTGCCAGCAGACGCAAATGTGCGGCTTAGATACGCACTATCGTTGTCATTAAACCGCAAAGACTGGTCAATGGTTGTGCTGTAAAAGTCACCACCTGCGTTATACATCCATTGTTGTGATCCAAATGGTCCTGACATGCTTTAATCCTTATGCGAAAGCCAGTTGTGGTGCGCCAAGCAAAATACGTCCGCTGGCAATTACAAGGTACGGAATCAAGTCGGTTCCGCTTGCTGACAAGGTAATCCCTGCACCGCCAGCAGTCTCATAGTCGGTTCCAAGTGATACGGTATATCCACCAGTTTGTGTAATTGCGATAAATCCCGACTGACCAACCTTTTCTGTAGTCGGGTTAGCAAGGGTAATGTTACCAGTTAGGGTCAATACAAAGTTTTGGTAGGTATCGAAGTCGAGGGTAGTTGACCCCGTGATGCTACCTGCCGTTTGGGTGTCGGCAACAGCAGATCCGCTAATATCTACACCATACGCTGTAGTTTCAAACTTTTTGACATTGTCAAAGTACAAGTCAACGCCATCGTTAACATCCATAGTGATGTACGTTTCGGTGCCTGTGTCGCTACGAAGCGTGATACCGTCACCTTGAACGTTCAACTCACCTGTGTTGTTTTCGATGAAGCTGTCTGTACCATTGTGGTATAATTGCAAGTCGGTTCCGACACCGATGTTCAAATTTTCGCTATCGCCAAGAACTAACCCGTCAGATGTTACTGTGCCAGTAATACTGACATTGCCTGTACCAGTAATATTGTTACTGTTAAGATCAAGGTTGCCACCAAGCTGTGGCGTAGTATCGTTGACAATATCTGAAAGAAGTCCGGTAGTAACATCATCGTTAAACCCTGATAGGTTAATGTTGCCCTTAGTCAGCTTCTTCTGATTTCCGGCTGAATCGACTACGGCAAAGAAATCTCCATCGCCGTCTGAAACCGACGTGGTGAGTTCGTTCAAGTCGAGGGACAGGGTGTGCGAAGTTCCTTCTCCGGTTGCAGCCCCGGTAGAAGCAAGACCTGTACCTGCAGTAATGTCCTGTACGTAATCATTGGTTGTGTCCGTGCCCAAAGCAACTGAGTTAGGCTGAATTGTAGCTGTGCCTGTTACGTTGCCTGAACCGTCAAATGAGGCAGATGTCCATACCACATCGCCTGTCATTCCAATTGTGCGTCCTGTTGCAAGGGTGGTAGCCGTGTCGGCATTACCAGTCACGTTACCCGTGACGTTACCAGTGACATTACCTGTTACATTGCCAGTTACATTACCTGTGAGGGCGGCTGTTACTGTCCCTGCAGAAAAGTTTCCGCTTGCATCCCTAAATACGATGGTGCTTGCTGTGTTGGCGTTGGTTGCGTTTGAGGTAACGGTAAAAGTCCCGGCTTCTGCATTTACAGATCCACTCAGACCGTTACCTGCTGTCGCACCCTGTTCGACGTAAGAACCTGTCGTTTTGGTTCCTAGCGCAACAGCGTTTGCTGCAACCTGTGTCGCCGTAACAGAATTAGCCGCCAAACCACTAGATGTGATAGGCGGTCCCTCTCCTGTTGTTCCATCGTGGCTGTGACCTGTGGAGCCGTTGAACGCAGCTACAATTGCGTCGAACTCACCATCCAAATCAGCAGCGTTAATAACGTTACCATCTGCAATGTTGTTTGGGGTATCGTTACGAGTATATCCTGTACCCATATCTATTATCTCCTTCCATAGAGTCCGTATTGTATGGACGCGGAGTCTATGGTAAATGTCGAGTCGGTTGTTTGACCTAGTGTTTCGTATAGGATTGATACGGTAAATCCTGAACCCGTTACTGGCTCATCATAAATATATCGGGCTTTGTTGCCGTACGAAGATGTGCCATATACACCTGCACCATAAACAACGGAACTTGCACTTGCGTTGTTCAAAGTAACTGGTAGTGGTTGCACCGAACCTGTCTGGTCAAAGTCATACTTGATTGACATCTGCAGTTCAAATGCACCGTCTGCGTCGATGTAACTTGTGTTGCGGAATACTGTCTTTCTCAAGTTAGGATCTTGAAGTGGAACGTACGGCGTTGCAAATGTTGCCGTGATGTTAGTTCCGTCGAAAGTATTACCCTGTTCCATTCGATACAAATAATCTAGTTCGTTTCCAAAATAGATAAATTCTGTATTACCATCATATTCACTAAAGGTGCTGTATGCCTTTATACCGCGAATATCATTCCAAGAGATACCTTCTTGTAGTTGCGTCCCAGCAATCGACTTTGCTCCCGAAGTCTGGTAAGTCGCGTTGTACCCAAAGATACGATACTGGCTTTTTTCTCTGATAACTACGCTGCTAAAAGAAGAACTGCTAGATATCAAGTCTAGCATCTCTGTCTGGATAGGCTTTGATATTACTCCTAATGCAAAGTCGCCCACACGATCTGTAGCTGAAAAAGTACGTAAACCGTCTGGACCTAAAAATAAAATGTCTCCGCCAATTTCCTGAATTGTATCTGCAGCTACACAACCTAAGTCACGCGATACAGGCTGAAGGGCAAAGTCTGCAACACTGTTACCAATTAGTCTGTTTATCTTGTTTTCACTAAAGATAATTAGTTGTTCACGAAATACAATTAAGCCAGTTATATTATCGGCTATGTTTATTATACCACCACCTGATGCACTTGTAAAGTCCGTATCGCTATATGGTGCAGAAAAAATGAGATTTTTGCCGTTTCCAAGAAAGATGTGGTTCTTGAAATTGACTATGTGCGTACATCCTAGCGTGTCGTTAGGCAGTCCGGTTTCTTCTTGAAAGGTGCTGTTATCGAAGGTAAATGGCTTGTTTCCTGTGTCGCCATCGACAACCATAAACTTTTCGGTGCCGCTAAAATCGTACTTTAAGAAGCGAACCTTACTAGATCCAGAGCCTATGTTCACACCCAAGCTACTAAATGTAGCGTTGTCGGTTATTTCCGTCCAGCCTGAACCTGCAGATCTAAAGATGCCATCTCCTCGCGCTACGTAGACGTTATCACGATAACGAAGGATGCCGCGCATAACACCGCCGTTTGGTACAGGATCTGTGTCGTACTTTTCAAATCCTTCGATGCGACGATACCCACCAAAAACCGACGGTTCAAAGTTTCGTAATATTCGTGCACTTCCGGGGGCCGTAATACCGTGCTGCAATTGAGACAGGTTGGTTATTAACCCACCCTTCAGTTCAAATATGTTGGTATTCCAACGATCTGGCATCTAAACCGCCCTTGCGTAAATATTCTCGTTTACGTTTTGTGTACGCATACGCTTCATACCGGACTCAAACTTTTGGAACGAAACTCGTGCAGACTCTAGGTTATCTCTGAACATGTAAGCGTAGTACATTCCGCCATCTACAATTACGTGTCGGTAGCGGAAAGGGATGGTAGGTACGTCGGTATCATTTAACAAATCTGCAGGATACATGTAGTATTCATATTTTACGGAGTAGGCCGCATCTGGAATCGGTGCAAAGATGATGTCGGTATCTTGTGCACGAACTACATATTCTGGTGCACTGCCTTGTGATGCCGCTTTGTATTCGTCGTCGATGTATCTAGAAACATATTCGTCGTAAGAAAGCTGATTGAGTTTACGTGCACTTTCAACGAGAGGTGTTGTACTACGTTCCAAACGAACCGTATCAAAATCGACGTACTTTGCGTTAGTCGGTAGTGGATATCGCATCTGACCTGCTGTTAAGGTTATTGTATCGTAGTTATGATTGAAAGGCCATGCAAAGTGAGACTGGTTAATGTCGCGGATTGCAGCGTTTACAGAGTCCTTTAGCTGTGCGTAGACACCTGTAGCAGTAGCGAAGTTAGCGGCAGTCAGTTCGGTTTCATTTAACCGACGGGCAATATCGTTTGTTAGTCCCAAGAAATCGTATGCCATTTAGTTTTTCTCCACGACACGAATTCGTGCTTCTTGTTCGAACACAGTCGAGATGCTGGTAGTCATACGGCAGATAATGTTGTATTCCTGAAAGTTGGTTCCCAAGCCTAAGTACAAAGTAGCTACCGTGTCGGTGTTTGTGTTTGTTACGTGCTGAAGTCCGTTGACAATATCGCCTTGTGCAAAAGTAATAAACGAACTTGTTGTTGCATCGTAGATCTTCCAAGCCACACTACTAATAGTGTGTGTTTCTAGTATGTTTGTCCAGTCGATAGAATAATCTACCTGATCGTCTGGATCTTTATCTTGCCACTTGATAGACATTGTTATGCAACCCTTCTTGCTTGGGATGGGGTTAGTATGAATGTTCGAACTTTACTATATCCAAGTACAGGAATGACTAAGGTTATGCCTGTATACGTTCCTGCCCCGATAGATCCTGTCATACCAACAGATGTAACACGGTGTGTATTTGAGAAGGTAAGGCTACCAATTGAACCTGTAGCACTGACGCTAATCAAACCTTCATCTGGATTTTCAAATACGGTATTAACAGAGCCTGTTGCAGATACACCGACAAGGATGGTTCCCGGATTAGCACGTACGCTTCCTACGCTTCCAGTTGCTGATACACCGTCTAAAGTTTTGGTTGCGGCTGGGCCTTTACCTAAAACGTTACCGATTTCGGCTGTAGCCGACACGCCAACAAGACGCTCAGATAAGTCGATTTCAAAACCGTTTACAGCTACGGTTTGAACTTGGCCTGTGCCCTCGACTCCGCCGACTACTTGCGAAGGCGACGTGATACCGTAAGATGCAGCACCATATTGTCCGGTGCCATATAGGGCATCTGCAGTATCAAACGTAGCCATGTTTAGGCTATCCGAATAACAGCATTACTTGCATCGGCTGCAGGGAATTCGATAGTCAAGTCACCAGCAGTAGCAGAAACAGTTCCACCAAAATCAATCACAGCAATAGCTGCATTAGATGCGGCGGTGTTGTATATAATACAACCATCTGCAGACAGGGTTACATTGCTAAATACTTCATCTGTAAAGTCAACAATTGCAGTTGTACCATCTACTGAGATCGTTGCACCATCAAGAACCTGACCACCAGTCGTGTAGTTGGTGCCAGTTACTTCGTCAGAGTTACCTGTTACATCTGAATAGTTGGTTGTTGCTGCACCGTAGGTTCCGCTAGGGGAAGCCTTGATGAGTGCGATTTTAAGTGAATCTGTGTCTAGATCGTGTGTACCGCCCAAGAGTTCAGACTTGAACGACGTGCACATCGCGGTTGTGATTGCCATTGGGTTACTCCTTTAGGGCAGTTTAAAGAGAAGTCTCAAAGAACTCCTCAAGAGATATTGAAATATTTACAGAACTATTTGCGCTTGCAAGGCCGCGTAGCTTATCGCCACCAATCAAATACAAAGGATAGTCGGTTATTTGAAGTAGCGAGTTTGCCGGAAGTTCGACAGCTTCAGCAAGGGTGTAATAGGTTGTGCTTGCTGCGTCGTACCAGTCGAGACTAAATGTAACCGACGATCCAGAAGCATTGTTGATATAGATGCTGTTTACGTCAGTTGTGAAACGAGTAGGTACAGTGTAAATGTCTTGGTTGCTTGTAGTGAGTTCCAGAGCAAGGGTGCGTTTTTTACGTTCGGACATCCTTACACTCCGTTAGTCAAATCGTAAAAGACAAGTGCGCCGATAGCTGAACCTGCAGGTGTACCCGATACAGCAGTACGAATACCAACCGTCATAATATCGCTTGTGCCACCTATTGTTCTGCCAAGCTGCAAGCTAAACTTGTATCCTGTCGGTGCGTCAACGCCACTGCCAGCCTGTACAGTATTTGTAATATAGTCTAGCTGCACAACTTCACCGCCTGTCATTGCGGTAGCACTTACGTCATAGTCTACATTGGTAAATGTGCTAGTGTTCCAAGACGGGCTTGTTAATGTGGCATTACGAACAAGTGTTACTATGTAATCTTGTCCAGTGGTAGGCAGCACTTTAAGAATCTGCGGTAGCACAACAGCATCAAGAGAAGCACTATTCAAACGGACGGATACTAAAGGTAAAGTTGTTAGACCGATACTTGAAAGCGTAGTAGTTCGTTGTGCAGCCAGTTCATTTACATCTTGCTGATAGCCACCTTCGCTGATGACTGTGCTACAAATCTGTTTCATCGTAGCGGCAGAACCAATAGTATCTGTTGCGGTAATCTCGTAACGTATAGGCAGGATAGCTGTCTTCATATAGACTGAAGTCAAGTTATTAGCGTTGTGAAACTTGTGGCAGATTACATTATTCCCATCAATTACAAAACCTACACGTACTGTACCAACACCAAGCCACTCATAGTCAATCAAAAGAATCTGTGTCTTTGTTTCATCTAGCGTGTATCCACTAGGACCAGTGCCATCCAGTTTATCTACATTCCAGTTAGCCTGTGTTACAAACCGTGCGTCACTTGCACTGCCGCTTGTTGATGTGCGAATTACAAAACGTAGGTCTGTTTCATTCTGTTCAAAATACACACCATCATCAGAACCAAAGTAGCCTACACGTTGGCGTAGATTAGCCTGTGATGCAGCCATTGTAAATGTAGCAAGGGTGAGCAGCGACTTACCCGGCTGATACGGAAACACACGTTTTGTTTGCCGTATGACTTCACCAGTAGCAGTACCTACCGTCATAGAGTTACTACTCTCGTTAGGTAAATGGGCAAATGCCCCACTGCCTGTTGAACTGGTATCAAACTGTAGGTCAGCTTGAAAACGGTTCTGGCTATCAAATAGAGTATAGGGTTGACTTATACGCAGTCTACCAAACGCATCAACTGTATGGTCAGCAAATGCAACATCATTACCAATAGTGCCAAATATTACCTTACTTGGATATGAAGTGATGGACATCTAAACTACTTTTCTATGAGGACGTACTTTTTTAGCGATTTTCTTGGGTTGTTTGGAGACTTGCTTACCAGCCTTAGTTGCTCTTCTTTTAGCAGCAGTGGTTTTTGCGTACTCTTCCTTCGATAACGCCTTGATTGCTTTTTCCGGTAGATAACGTTCTCCGGTTGCTTTGGGTCCCTGTGTGGATGGCTTTCCACTCGCGGTTCTCCATTTTTGTTTAGTCCAAGCCTTTAAGCTACGTTGCGGTTTGCGAAGTGCCATTACTTGTTCCAATCAAGGACTTTGCGGTGCTTCTTCCAAAACCAATTGCCAATAGACGTAAAGGGCTTGCCGCAATACAGCAAACCCCAGCCGACGTATCTAATCAAACAGCGACGGAAGCGTGTCGTATTCGTCTTCCATCCAGTCGAGGGCACACAAGCTGTAATGCGCTGCAGACCAGTCTTTAACAGCCTTATCCATAGCAAGTAGGTCATTTTTAGCGTTTTTAAAAACATATTCTGCTGTCTTCTTTTTTGATTCGTAAGTGTGGCGGAGAGCATCTACTGCAACTTGATCCATGTGTTTCTCCTTCGAACTAATTATAAACTAAAAATTCAATTTAGTCAAGTTATTTCGGAAGGAAGATGATGAAGGCAAAGAACAGAGCCATACCGATTGCTACGACTAAACCGACCAACATGGAATTCTTCAAGCCTTCCATCATTTCATCGTGGGCACGTTGGGCTTCAATCTTGGCTTTGCGTTCTGCTTCTTTTGCTTCTTGTATGCGTCGTACACGTTCATCGACGATGCTTTGCCACGTTCCCGGACCGAACCGCATATCAATCATGGTTCGCATTTCTTGAATTTTTTCTTGGGCGAGTCGTGCATCGATGACTTCTTGTGCAACCGACTTGATTCCGAATTGATCACCTATGCTATTGCCAGATTTTTTAGCACGTTGTTGCTGGACCTGCTTTTCGCCAGTCAACAGGTTGTCAATGTGACCTGCAATCTCTCCTACGTCTTTTGCTGTTCCAATTGCAGACTTGATGCCATCTACGGCACTTTTCACCAGTGCGATACCCGCAAGGGTTTCTGCTATCATTCGGTTGCCTCATTTGTTCGTTGGTTTGCATATGGCTGTCATTTTTGATGTGCCACCGTCGGGGTTGGGAACCGACCTTTGCTGTGACAATCTATTTGCAAAGTACAAACACCTGTCGATGTCTGCAAATCGTTGGGTTTGGTTAATTACTTGTGTATTCATATATACAACAAGTATGAATTCAATCACGGTATCCGCCGCCAGCAGCCTTGTACGCTTTTGCTAACATCTGGGCTTTACGGGCTGACCACTGCCCCGGCTTACCGCCTTTACCGCCAGCTTTGATCTGGTTGAACAGTCGCTTTCTCAGGGTTGGGTTAGTATAGTTGCCAGCTTCATTAACTCTACTTTTGCTCTTCGTTTTAGACTGCGACGGTTTGCTAGTTTTTCTAACCCTGCCACCTTTCGCTTTCTCTTCAACACCCTTGATCTTGCCAGCATTTGCTGTTGCGTAGAAGACTTGTTCACCCTTCTTACCCCCGTAGGTTTGTTTCATCGAAGACATGATCTTTTGGCCTTTAGTTGTTAGGGGCATTACGCCACCTTTACAACGTTAATTTGCTTAAACAGGTCTTTTTTCATTTCTTCTCCGACTGCACTACCTGCGGGAGTATGAAGGATTATGTCGTCGTCTTTTATAACATCGTAGGTTGTGATGGGTTTTTCTGCGCTAGAGTGAGCCTTGCGACCTCGTGAAGACTTTTCTGCCATTAGAATTCTCCTTTTTCTTTTTTTTCGTACTTTGCTTCGCTCTCTTCGTAATAGTACCCGCCAGACTTATCACCTTCGAAATAGCGTTCAACAGGTTCCTTTTTAAGGGGATACTCTGCAGACGGCATTACGTCACCTTGTCTCCGAACTACGATATGCACCACGAGGTTGAACTTTGCCGCCATACATCTTTTGAGATTTGCGATAATCTGCATAGTCGGATGCACTACCGAAATAGCTAGGCAGTTCCATGCCTTGCTCTTTGTACATGTCTTTAATTTGATCTATGTTATTTTCGTAGTATTTTTTGTGCATATGATAAGGTGCATCAGAAGGAAAAGGCTTGGCTATGCCTTTTACGGGTTCTGGTTCCTTTTCTCTTTTTGTGCTAACTTGACTTAGCCCTGAACTATACATAGTTGCCATTTAAAATTCCCCCGCTTTCATCGCGTCTGAAAGTTTCTTGGCCCGTCCTCCGACTTGCCGTGCCCACTTCGAATCCATCATTTCAAATCCGGCAACTTCAAAATTGCCTTCGTGAATTGCATTCCACATCTTCTTAAACTTACACAGGCGGGGTACACCCATGTTGAATGCCATGTCCATCAGGATGAGTTGACGAACAGCATCTAAGTTTTCTACACACGGATGAACCCGACACAGTTCGTTTTCTACGATCTTGATGTCGTTCATTGCAAGGAACCGTGCATCAGCCTCAGTAATGCCGTGCTGGTATACAGTTTCAATGTTTGGGATATCTAAGTAAGCAAGTTCTTCTTTGCTGATACCTCTGTCTTTTAAGTTACGACCTATACCGATTGTGTCGATACCAAGTGTATCCTGATAGACTTCAAGGATCATACCTTCATGCTCAATTAGTTTATCTAAAAAGTGGGATGTAATGTATTTCATGTTCCAATAGCCCCTACGATTTGACAGGTGTAGTCAACTGTTTTCCACCCGCCATCTGCAGGGATAGATTCGTGCAACGCCTTAAACTCAAGACACTCTGGTTCATTTTCGAACCACTGAATAGTTTGTTTGAAACAGGCATCTTCTTGCGTACACACGGTTAACATAAGGGACCAGATAATTGCTTTCATTTTTGTTCGTGTCCCATCCAAACAGCAAAGGCACCAGTCATGGCACCTATCACTGTAGAAACAAACGCTGTCTGCTGAGTGGTAGCTTCAGCCCCTAGAGCCATGAACCATTGTACAACCTGATAACTCATCACCGTCATTGCCAACATCATCAAGCGTGGAAGTATTTTCCAAGCTAGGATTTTTTCCATTGTGTAGGTCATTTTTTACCAAAGAATTTTGTAGCTGAACGTACGCCAAAAGAAGCCGCAACGATGACTCCAAGTGAATATTGATACCATTCAGGCATTTTGTTGAGTTGTGCAAATCCATTAGCTACAATCTCTTCCATACCCGGAATAAATGCAAGGATTAGTGGGATACTAAAAAGTATGGTTAGCCATTCATCTTTCCACGAAGATGAACTACCCTTTGCCATCTCTAAGTCCCAATCGATTTCGCCTGTCGCTTTTTTTTGCATAATGATAGCTTCAGCTTCGGCTCTAGCTACGTTAGTCTTTGCTTGGGCTTTTTTTTCTTCAACCTTGCCGTTTAACCAAGTTCCAGCTAGGTCGGCTATCGGTCCTATTAGAAGATTTAGCATTTCCACCGCTTTCGTGCTTGACGCAACCGACTATTAGGGTTGGCTGCTGCTTTAGGAAATTGTTTCATCTGTCCGGCAGAACGTGCACAGAATGATTTGCGACGCTTGGCATCTTTGCTTCCCGGCTTCACTTTTCCAGTAACAGCAGTCTTTAGTTTGCTGCCGGGATTTTTCTTTCTGTATTCTTTTACACCTTTTGCAGTCATTCCCGCACCAGACTTGGTAGGGCGATAGTTTGCACCCTTACCTGTAGTTGTCTTACGTATCGGTGTTTCTTTTTTACGTGGCATCGTTACTTTTTCTTTTTGGCAGTGCCGCCTTTAGCCATTTTTCTAACAGCTCCGCCGTTGGCTTTGCCTTGCATTCGAATATTAGCTTCTTTTTTAACATACTCTGGAGATACTAATCCACGAGTAATATTGTAAATTCGAGATAGAGCCTGTTCAGACGTAAGTTTTTTTTCAGCCATAATAATCTCCTTTAGGCTATCAAGGGGGTTTACCCCCGGCAAGGTTGATTGCTTATATCACATAAATTAAAAGTCGTCAAGGGGGCAAAGTTACCCCTGCCCCCCGACAGTTATTTTACGAGAAGGTTACTGTCTGTGCAGTTTCTACACCGCCAGTACAATCAGCAAAAATTGCCCATACACGAACAACGGCGTTAATTGCGCCAGTTGCGACAGTTAGGTCAATTGTGTCTGCAGCAGAGTACATCTTAGGTGCAGTCGTGGCAAAGATAGGAGTTTCCTGACCAGCCGCTGCAGGAGTCGAAGCAGCAACAAAGCGGTCAGCATCCGTACCGTCACCAAGAGCAAGAGTACCAGAGTTGCCAGCAGAGTCTGCTGTTACAACATTGATACCTGCAGCCAAGACGACTGTGTTCGCAGGAACACTGATTACTTCAAACACGTCAGCAGCAGCGTTAGTCGTTGAGCTAAAATCAACAACTTCTGCAACTACACGTACGTTAGGTCCGGTTGAAGGGAAGCCGGTAGTACCGACACCAGTAATAGTATAAGTAGCCATTATCTAGTCTCCCTTACGCTACTGTATCTACAACACCGCGAACGAGTGCTTCTGGGCGAAGGACTTTACGTCCAAACACATGAAGACCACGAACGATGTCGGAGAAGGTTTCAGTTGACCG